CCAAAATGAATCCAAGCAACAGTTTAATCATTTGACACCTCTTCTAATTAAATACTTCAAATTATTTAGAAGTATCCAGAGGTCTACTGCCAAGGGTAGGAAAGAAAAAGAAGCATATACAAAAAGATTTCAACGGTATTTAACTACCTCCACCCATTGTATTAAAGGTGTGCTTCCACACCTACTTCGCAAGCAGGAATTCTTTTTTGTGGTAGCAACCACTTCATTAGCCCGTTGAATTAAACGGGCGGATACTGACCCTTGCTTAAGGGGCGCGGCTAATATTATTTATTCTAATGTTAAACCCTTACTAGTGAGTTCTTCTCTTATGAGTTGATTTACTTCATCTATAACATCATAAGCAGTAAGTTTAGAATGATCTCCGTGCTTTTCTATTTCTCTTAATTTTTGTTGGATGTCCCAGATGATCATTTTGAAATCGGATGCGTGGCGCATATCGTCAATCTCTTGAGTCTCTTGTGGACAAGAAGGATTGTAAAGTATCGTTAGTCTTGCTCTCATAATTATTCACTATCATCAAACCCAATTTCTGAGGCTTTATAATTTTTAACTCCAATTTTAATTTTCTTTTTCATATCTTCAAAAGATAGTTGTGGTATAGGGCCAGGTAAATTCTCTTTTAATATTCTGTTTATCTCTGCTACTAAAAGTTGGGCTTCTTGCTCCAAAAGAATATCGGGCTGCTCTGTATCATATGATACTACTAGGTTAAACAACCTTATCAGCGCCCTCGGTTTCATCTAAATCTCCAGAAGTTTTAGTCTCTTTAATAGATTTAGCATCCGCCGGCAGTAGATCAGGAAATATTTCCTCTACTAACTTGCGAGTTAAACCCACATTAAGCTTTTTATCCTTCGCTTCAACAAGCACTGTTGCTTCTTGATGAGATAATTGTTCAAGTAACTGTCCGAAGATCTGTTCACGCTTAAACTGTCTCAAATTTGGCGTAGATTCTTTAACAAAAATATAAAACTTCTTTACAATACTTTTCAAAGTCACTTCACCAAAACCAGTTGGTTTTGGATTAGGTTTGTAATTGGCAGGAAATCCTTCAGGCAATTCAAATTTCAACTTAGGGTCAAAATTTAATCGCAATATTGATCGCACCGCGAGATTATCATTCTCTTGTAGAATCTTTGCTCTCTCACCTTTTGTCTTAGCACCTTTCAATGCTTCAAAAACTTCTCCTACCGTTCTAGGTAGATTATGTACTAATGCCATATTAACTCCATTAAAATTGAGACATCTCATCCATTAAAAACTTCAACCGATTTTTCACAAAGTAATCAAATAAGTTTTTTCTGCTACCTTTTGGACCTTGTTCATATGCTTGAATGATAGCTAATTCTATCGCCTCAGGCACTTTACTTAGGTCAATCAGTTGCTCGTTTCTCTTATAATTACGTAACATTCCTTCATCACAAAATTCTTCTGGTGATTTAGCTCTCAACCATTCATCGACTTTTTTAGTCATTACTGATTTTTGCTTTGCACCTTCTGTTACAAAAACACTATCTGAAGATAAGAAGTTAGGAATACCGTCACCACTATCTCCCCTGATAATATGCTCTATTAGATATTTATGAGGATCATCTACACTTAGATATTTCTTCTGCATAGGTGAATACTGCTTAATATTTGGATACTTCTGTAGCTGTAAGAAATCCTTATCTCCAGATAATATCAATACTGGCTGAGCTTCTTCATCCAAACCAACTCTAGTAAGATTATTAGTCTGTGTATATTTTGTCATAGTAGCAATGATATCATCCGCTTCGGCGCCATGAATTTGAATTACTAAGTAGGGAAAAGTTTCTCTAATCTCATCTCTAATTTTATTGAGAGTGTTAAAGATTAAACCCCAATCAAATCCAGAACTTTCTCGCGCCTTCTTTCTATTAGCTTTATAGTATTGAAATACTTCGCGGCGCCAATAATGTCTATCATCAGAACAAAAAACCATCTGACCATAATCTGGACCAAATTTCTTTTTATATGATAAGATACTTGATAGCACCATATGGCGTATCAAATCTTCACTTAGTTGGGCATTAGGATTGCTGCCGATCTGCGACATCAAATTAGAAATAAGAGTTTGGTTAAAATCAATTAATATCATATAATCATTATATCACAGTTGTATGCGTTTTGTACAGGTTTCTTTTATTATTTCTAATATTTCTTCTTCTAAGGTTTTTGGATTCTCTTCTTTATGTTTTTTGATTGCTTCATCCAATTGCTCCATTATTTCTTGTATTTTATTTGGAGGTGGCATCAAATCGTGTGGATCTTGAAGAGGTGGGAATATTCTGGGAATATTAATTATAGGATATAAATCTGCTGCTATCTCAGGCATCGTCCAATTTTTTTCTGATCCTTCTGGACCCCAAACAATACCTTGACCACTACAAGCTGTACAGGGAACTGTCATAGGTATAGCACTGGTAGACCAACCACCAACAGGATTAGTTCCTGAACCTCCGCAGACTGGACAAGTATGTGGTTTATTACTCACCTCTACCTTCTTTTTGATCTAAAATAAATTGCATTAACTTCTTTTGTCTTCCCATTATTATCATTTCAATTGGTCTAATACCACCCAACATAGGATTTTCAGCAAAGAACCAACGCACCGTTTTCTTTTCATTCTGTTTGAAAAAAGATGCAACCTCTTCATATGCTAACATAGCTAAAGGATCATTAGAAAACTTTTCTAAAATACTCTTAGCTGTCTTATATGAAAATCTAGTGCGGCTCAACTTTTTTAAAAGAGGATTGGAATTCCTTAAATCCGTCAAGAGCCCTTTCCTTGAAGTAGTATTGATCATCATATTCTCCTAAAATATTATATACTGTCTCTCCACCCTGCACAATATAGATCTAATTTTTCTTTTTCATCCAATTCAAATCTTTTCATATTACCTCTGAACCATCCAAAAGCAAACGCAATACAAAATTGAAATATGACAAAAAGAAGAACTAACATTTAACCTCTCTTGATTGGAGCTTTTCGGAGATCATCAATACATTTTGAATAGCCGTGTTTAAATCCAGTGTAATAAATTGCTGCTGCTATGATGATACTAATAAGGAAGATCGTCTCTGGCACTTATATCCTTTTTATATTTTTCTACCCTTTTATGTATCTCATCATTAGTAAGCTTACTAATATCTTCACCTTTAAGTTCTGCAAGCTTAATAATTTTATCATAAATTGGAAGATCTCTTGCTGCCTGAGATAGTGCCATTCTAGCTTCAGCTTTACCTGTAATTCTACCAATAGTAAAAACAAGAAAAAATAACAGAATATCAACTAGCATTTACTACTCCTATCAATTCATCGCCAGCAACAATAGTAATTGGAGATTGTTTGTAAAATTCTAACAAAGAAGTTAAAAGCTTTTTATCTTCACCTTGTTTTTCTGAAAGAAGTTTATCAAGTGTGTTCAATAACTCACCATATGTTATGTGAAAAGATTTAGGATCATTTTGTGTTATATCCATCTTATTAACTTTCATCTTACCACCATAGCGGTATAGTGCGTATTTCTTAACCATATCAAAGGTTTCTGATAATGGTTTTTGGTTCATCAAATATCTCAAGTATAGCTTGCTACCATACTTAGAATTTAACTGCTTAAGTCCATCAGTGTTGCCAGACCAAATAGCATCAGATAGTGCTCCGTTCTCATTAAACTTCATCATATAAATGAATTGCTCAATGTCGCAGTTTCTTTCTGGAAAGAAATTCTTCAAGTTAAACATAGAAAGATCTTCTCTCGCTTCTGCGGCTAGAGATAGTGTTGCTTCATCTTTAATTTCTTTATCAACAAAGAATGTACTATAAGCTTTAGAGTACCAAGAAATACTATCGGCACCTTTACCTTCTTTCCACGCATCAATATCTATCCAGAGCGAATATGCTTTATCAACATCTAAGCAAACTAATCTTGCTGAAGTTTTATTGTTAGCATATTCATCTTGATGATACTTAGCATCTTTCTCTGGAAAGACTTTTATAACAACTTTCTTTCCGTCTTCAAATTTCTTCGCTTCATATTCTGACCACGACCTAACATCAATACCATAGTTATTAGAAAAGTGTTTTGCTAGTTCAATAGTGATTAACACGTCATCTAAACTTTCGTGTGTCTGCTTACCTTGCATTATATTTTCTAATTGGCAAAGTCTTTCAAGCTTCAAGGACTTATTTACTCCAAGCATAGCATCAAAAGAAGGATTTACTGCTGCTAACTTCTGTGCAACGTGAAGTACATCTCCATATCTTAACTGAGGATGATACGGATTGATTCCGTTTCTTATCATAGAAGTTCTAAGAAAAGGAACGTCAAATCTAACAGAGTTAAAACCAATCAGCTTAACTGGATCTTTTTCTTTCTCAATAACATCATCCAACCAATGACGAATTTTTAACATCGCATTAGGCTCTGTATCTTCTGCTGTCTCTTGGTGTTTAATCAAATCAACCCGATTAGCAAGAATAGCATACGGAGATGGTAACTGAAGCGGAGATACTTTAATCGTACCGTGAAGAGTATCTGTGATCTTCCAGCTACTATCTACAGCAACAAAAGCGTAGTTTAATATCTGCCCAACAAAATTGAGGTCTGTAGTTTCTAAATCAAAAAATATTGTTTTCATATGACTTTAATTAGTATTGTATCTTTATTGATTCTTCCAGTCAACTTCTTTTCCTTTGCTCGCACTGTTGGAAGTATCTTACGTAAAGCTACTTTACCTGCTTCTAGGACTTTCGGAATAACCTCTTCAGGTTTTCGCAACTTCTTAGCTGAAGATTCTTTTTCATCAAAGTTCAAGATTGTACAACCTTTAATTTGAAAGCCGTGTGGATTAGAACACACATAAACTCCAAGTGTTCTATACTTTACGTTATATACCCATAACTGTTCGGCACCAATAACTTTGATTGGATCTATACTCTTAAACTCACCACTCTCTTTTAAGTATTTTAATTTTGCAATCTGTTTGATTGCTGGTTTCGTCTTTTTAATTCTAGGTTTTCTTCCAAGAGAAGATAGCTGTTTAGAAATATCGTACCACTTGTCGGCACCTTCTATAATAGTTTCAATAAAACCAATTATTTTCTTTAAGCCAGATTTACCTAAAAATTCATAAGCTTCAACTAACTGGTCATCTTTACCTGATTGTGCCAGTTTAAGTTCAGCTAAATTATGATTTTTATAATGCTCACTGAGATTTTTAATCTGTAATGGTTTGATCTGTTTCTCTTTGAACCATTCAAATGGAACTATTTTTGATTCAAATTTATTTTCAAAAAAATCATCTATCCAACCTTCAACTTCGGACATATATTCTGATAGTTGTTCTTGTAATCTATCTTGAATGTTTGGTAATTCTTTTTTAACTTCTACAACCTCTGGAACTTCTGGTACAATTCCAGCTATTAATGTTGCATATTTTTCATCTAGCTTTTTAACTAGCTCTTCAGGTCTAGGCTCAGTTAATGCTACAATTCTAGCTAACCATCCGTGTGTGCCAATCTCCCACGGTTTAAGTTTTTCTAAATGCTTAATCTCTAATGCGGGCTTGTTTTCTCTTTTGAAATATTGAACAAAATATTTTTGACCATCGGTAGAATCTTTATTTTGACTGTACCAATTAAGCAGAGAACCTATTTGGGAAATATCCTTCTTCAGGTCCCAAACTGGTTCTCCGCCCATAGCTTCTAAGATCGCGTGATTGCGTCTTGCTTTACGTTCAACAGAGGTTACGCCAGACATTATACGATCTCAAATGATTTAACCGAATCAATTCTAAATGCTCGCCAGTCTTTCTTATCAAGATCAAACACTCTAACTGAAGTTGGAGGTAAAGTAGCTTCAACTCGTCTCTGTTCTGATTTTGAATGAAACTCTTTTTGTTCTGGAAGCAAATCAACCTTCAACGTACAATTCATAGTGCGTTCTGTTCCATCAACTTTGGTAAACACAACCTTACAAACATTCTCCAAAAGCTTTTCTTGAATTTCTTTTAATTCCATACATTACTCATTATTAAAGTTCATTATAATAGTATAATAACACTATAACAAGCGGATGTAAAGCAAAAATTTATGTTTTATAGTTGTGTGATATCAGTAGGTTAAAGACACACAAATCAATAGGATGCTACTTTTTCTTCTTAGCTATAGTCTGCTTCACTTTTGGTTCATCCTTTTGATCTATTTTATAGAAGTGATTATATCCAAATTTACAAATGTAGTATGCATCTACGATATCTGATATAGGACTATCTCCTGGATTAACTCCAAAATGAACATCTAATTTTATAGCAGTCTCTTTTACGAAAGCTTCATGCATCATAACTTTATCAGCATTACCTTTTCCTGCGGCGAACTTTTTAATAGTGCCTGGAGTAAATGCTGTATATGATTGTGGAGAATAACCTTTGCGTTCCCAAATTTTCTTCTTAAGTGCTCCAGTGTTTTCGCCAATGTTAAACACTTGTCCTTTGGCACCAAAGGCATACCCTTCAATATAGACTTCTGCTTCTGGATCTATTTTGTGAACTGCCCAGGCTGCAAGGTTATCAAACCTCTGTTCTTGACAAAGATAATCTTCGTGAGAAAAACCAAAAAAGAATTTATCTGAAACTATGCATCGTTTTCTATCTGTGACAAAATAGAAACGACAATTAGAAAAGGAGAATGGTTCTCCCCATCCAGCTCTGTGAACACAGATAGCTGGACTTGTCATACTGTAATCTATGCCAACAATTATTTTCATTATTACTCATCTTCATCATCCCTGATATCCTCGTCTTCATCATAGAAACGGGCTTCGCTAAATTCATCAAGGTCTTCAAAACTATTTAGTAGTGGTCTATCGTCGCCGTCCGGAACTGTTACGCTCTCTCCACAGAAAGGACAACACTGAATATGCACCGCGTTTTTATTAAAATGGATTGTGCAGGTTTCTTCACAGTGATCACATTCTATTTTTACTTTTTTTTGTTTTGGCATTAATATCCTGTTTGTATAACACGCTCTTATATAGCATTTATAATATTTCGCAATTACCGGCAACGCACGCCAATTCCTGTGAACTGGTAGTATTATCTATGGATTCAAATTCTTTAAGTTTGGACCAATCTACGTTTTGTGGCATTTTATTTACGAGCGCCTGATATTCTTCTTTGGAGCAATCTTGATATGGCGCTTGTTTATAAACGTGATCACTAAATGGCAAAAATGAAATTCCAGATATGTCATCAAAATGTTTATAAACATATGCGGCAACGTCAAACCATTCGCTATCTTTTACTGATACGGTAATTGATACGGTATGCTCGGCCCAGAATTTTTTATAAAATAACCACAACTCTAAATGTTGAATTGCGTTTAAATCGTATCTGAATATTGAATTATCGGGTGCCTTAACCGGAAAAGAAAATATAACAGTGTGTTCAGGTTTTGTTACGTCTGGCTCATTAGGAAAACCCATTTCTTTCATCAGTTTGCATAATGGATCTTTTATATCAGATCTAACGGTGCGAATGTAATATGGAGAATGTCTTGCATGAATCCCAGATGCGCTGTCCGCCAATTGTGAAACTGTGTTATGAGAGACGCATCCATTTTCTAACTGATACGAATGTGTGTTCGCCACCTCAACATCTCCCGTTAATTCTATGCCAGCAATTTTTATTGATTTTATTTTCATATTCTACCCCTACGGAATTGTTTGTTTTTTTCTAAAAATTCTTCAAAACTTTCTATTTTCTGCATTTTTGGTGTGTATTTAAAAAGAAACTATATCATCTTCTGGTTTTAATTCGTCAACTCTGACATAACCACGATCTTTTGTTAAAAGTTTATGGTTTGACGTGAATTTTGCCGTGGTGCCATCTTCAAACTCAATTTCATGCACCAAAGCCTCTCCGTTGATGAAAAGTTTTGTAACCTTCTGCGATTCGTTATTTTCATCAAATACCGATAAGTCTATATTTACGGGATGCCATGTGTCGGCAAATGTAGTTTTAACTTTACATAGATCCAAAATTTCCTCGAAGGAAAGAACACCCAAATTGGTTTTAATTTTATTCGACAAACTTTGACATCCACTAGGCTTCACGCAAGTAATTGCCACAGATTGTGGAATGCCCAATTTTGTGGCCCATTTTTTATTTACTTTAATTGCGTGATCTTTTAATTCTTCTAAAAACGTTTGTAATTCTGGACTTGGAGTAGATAAAAATTCATTATCTAATATGCCAGTTAAAGAAACGCCAAGTAATCTTTCTTCTTCTGCATTTTTTTCCCAATCTTTAGTAAGATATCGGAACTTAGTTAGCGTTGATTGAAACGTTCCTAATATTGTTGCCAACTCAACTTTTTTTAATAAACTTTCTTTTGTGTCATCTGCTCTTACTACTACTTCAGATAAGTTACAAAAACCGCGATTACGTAAAAGGATTTCGGCACACGGATTTGTTCCGGCGATTTTATTGGCATCTCTTCTATCACTCGCCTCAGCGGATTTTTTTGCTGCTGCAAGATTAAATATTCCTCGCTCGCCCGAACGAGATTCGTAAAGTGATTTCCACTCTTCCATGAATATACCAACCTCTGGCTTTTCAGTATAGCAAGCAGAGTTATTTGCCAAAGCACGATGTCCGTTTTCCAACCACCACTGACCTGATTTAGCCGCTCTCA